TTGCTGTTGATATTGAGCTGCGTAGTTCTGTAGGTTAGCCATGAAGCTAGGATCCGATTGGATTCTGCCTTGGATACCCTCTTGACTTGTGTATTCCTGAATTACCTGCATTGCAATCTGACCACCATTTGGTCGAGCACCCACTGGGATACCAGCGTAAATCTTGGTGAGATCATCAGTAACATCCTTAACCATTTCTTCCTGCCCCATTCCCTCGGGTTGGATGATTGCATCCGCAATACTTGGATCAATTGCATTCGCTGCAAATTGCTCCGCTGCTTGAACGTTGAATGTATTATTTGGTGAGTTTCTAGCCAGCTCAAGAATTGCTGCGATCTTTGCCTTCATTGTTTCTGGGTCTTGATTCTGGACATCGAATGAGATATTAACATCAATGCTCTCGTCCTCTGGGGACTTGTAGATAACTAGCTCGTCTGGATATCCAGTGACTCGGAAGAACTTCTCATCGGGTCCAAACACTAGGAAGGACTTATACGCTAGCTTCAGGATACTGGAGCAGTGCGTAAGAAACTTATCGATGAAAAACTGCTGGCGTTGCATACTTAGCTGGCTATCTTCGTTGAGCCCAACTAGATCCATTGCTTCCTGCTGAACATACTTCTCTAGCTGGCTAGCGGCAGTTGAGGTATTTGGAACATTCATGTACTCAAACTTCTCATTTGCACGAACACCGATCCACGCACCAGCACCCATCTGAGCTGGTGGTCGTCCGACTGGGTGTAGCAGTGGGGGTGCAACAGCCAAAGCCATTTGATCACTCCAGCCATCACGCAGTGTCTTCATTTGCTTTTGAGGGCCACGAAGCAAATCGCCAAAGGTGTTCACATCATAGATGCGTTTACCAGCGTTGCTCAAGCGAGTTAAGATAAATGGGTACTCATCGTAGCCAGATAGCAATTCATTGCTTAGGTAGCCAGTAGTGAGTCTTGGATTCCACACTGTCAGGTAGATTCCCTCTGAATTGCTTTTCTCATCAATGAGCCTACGGTAGGTATATACGACCTCAATCAGATCCTTGGAGTCCACCATGCCAGACATACCATACGTTGATCCCCCTCGTGCTTGAGAGGATCGCAGCGAGCTGTATGTAGTCTGGTTCATACCAGAGTAGTCAAAGCCACGGTAGTTTTCGATTAGTTCCTCCGCAATCTCCGCATCCCATCCCTTGTTTTCTACGCAGTTCTCAATCTCTTGTGGAGTAAGGAACGCACGCATATGCACTCTGGGTGCTCGTTGAATATCCGTAACATACGCTGGGATAACAATATCAATGTCAGCGAACTTTGTTTCTACGAAGGGTCGAGATACGTCTTTCTTGGCTACTGGAATCTTAGCTACACCGAAATCGCGGAGTTCACGCAGTGCTTTTTTTGCCTTAGGAATATCGACATAATCAAACATATCGGTCATCATGGCAATTGTCTCCTCATCTCGGTTTTCATCCGCTAGGAGATCATATAGCTCTGGTGCGACTTCCTCGATTAGATCCAAGTTAAACTCTTCGTCATGTGTTCTGGATTTTAATTCCCAGTCTACGTACGTAATAGCGATCCCTTTTTCGAGTAAATTGTTTGCTGCTGTCTCGCACTCCGAACGAAAGTCACGGATGTAAGAGTTTTGCATATACTTCAGGAAGGACGAAACTACTCCAGCCTTCTGCATATCTGAGGATTCCGTTGGGTACGCACGGATGTTACTCTTACTCAAGGCATTCATCATTAGCCCAACATACGTAGAGATGCATTGCTCAATGAGCCTTACTTCGGTATCCGATGCACCGTCCCAAGGAAATGCATTTTCCCCAGTCTTAGTTAGCTGGCTATTCTTACCAACCCATTCAGCATTTCGATTGTTGTAGCTATCTTGGCACTGAGATACGTATGAAGAAAGTTCAGTAACATCGCTTTCGTAGTCACGCTTTAACTCATTGATATCTGGCTTGGACGTAACGTAGTAGGCTTCTAGTTCTTTGTCTTCCATAAATTGTGCATTATAACACGCTCTTATTTAGTTAATCTGATTTTTATGTTGTTTAAAAATATAGAATACCAATGGGGATCTCTGGCTATCATGTCAAGGAAATCACCCAGAGGAATCTCCTCATGTATGTCGTGCTGACATCTATGAAGTATCTCCCAATCCACAAATGCACTTGAGTGCTTAGATGCGAACTTCTTTAATTCTTTGCTCTCGCTGGAACTCTCGCTTATAGATAATTTCATGCCTGTAGAATTTTTCATTGTTTTTCTCGACCTCCTGTGCCTTGAATACGAGTTGCGGGCGAATGGCACTTAGGTGCGTTGACGGGATAGATACTCTAACCTTTCTCACTGGCTTTTCTAGTAGCTTGCAGTACCAGAACAGTCTATTAGGTGTAGGGTGCAGTGCCTGAACCCGAACGAACTTGGGTTCAATGATTGCATCATCCTTCTCCTTGAAGTGCTCAGCTATCTTAGCTACTCCGCTCTCCGTGAGTTCCTTGGTCTTCTCGCAGTAGTCCTCTGCATTGCAGAGCTTTTTGCGTAGTACGCCAATTTTGGGTGCTGTTACCCCGTATATTTCAGCTAATTCTTTTTGTTTCATTAGTACCCCCCTGTTGTTCTGGTCTGCTCAAAGTCAGTGTCCGTGTAGTGAATTGGTCCATCTCCAGCATTTGCCATTCGCAAATAGCGGATTAAATCAAAGAAGTCCTTTAGTGCCTCATCTGATTTACCCTGTGCATTGTAGTTAATTAAACTGTCAATTAGATTCTCGCAGGATTCGTGAATAAAGCACTTGGGCATATTTGCGGAGTCCAACTCGTAGTTTGGGTTATACGAGAACCATTCGTCCAGTGCCTGTATACCAATTATTTCGTTTCTACCATCGGAGGGAACGAAGTGGAAGTCAAATTCCGCAAAGGATGCAAAGAGATCCAAGTTGTTTTCATTCTCCCTAGCGAAGTATCTTGAGTCCCCAATGCGTTCAAATACTTCAATGCCCATCTCTTCCTCTATCTCGTCAAAAAGAGCACAATACCCCTGCACATCGTAACCTATCTTTTTGGCTGCTGGACCGTACTTCCACTTCTCCCCGAACAACGCCCATTCTCCGTAGCTAGCTCGGTCTGGCCACTCCCTAGTTATGTACACTTCCCCAAACTCATTTACCGCTGCCCAAATGGCAGAGAAGTTTCTGGCTCCCGCGGGGTCAACTACTTGATAGTGTGTGTATTCCTCGGTGGATACGTCTGGGAATATCATACCATTGACGTTTTCCTCACTTCCTAAAACTTGCACATCCGTTGAGAACAGGGGTAGGAGTGAGGTAATGCTCTTAACAGGTATCCCGTAGGCACGTACACGAATCTCTTCGTCTGGTCGTCCTAGTAGGTCCTTCTTGATCCGCTCGTATCCCCCAAAGGGGTTCTCGTCGGAGTGCAGGTACACGATACTTGCGTCCCTCATCGGTGAGTATTGCACCACGGGTACTTCCTCATTATCTAGGAGCTCCGCGGGGCGTGTAGCTAGGGTCCTGCAATTCTTGAGGTAGTCCGCAATGAAGGGAGTATATCCGTCAATGGGGGTAAACCCAAGAAGCATCTTGGAGTTCAGTGTAGCCAATCGGAAGCGTAGGGTATTAACGAGGGCAGCGTCCCCTAGATATTCGTCAAGCCAACTGCCGATATTCAACTCTGGGTTGCCCTTAAAACCAAACTGGAATCCCTCTAGGATGGTCTGGTTGTTGCTGAACTGTGTGTATGTCTTGAAGTCCACGCGAGTCCTAGTATCTGGGAAGATAAAGGAGGATGCAGTAAAGCCATTCTGCATAGAGAAGTTAATGTAGCCCTCAATGCTCTTGGTCTTCTTCTTGAACTCCTTGGGCATCATATCCCACACCGCCGCTTGCTGCACCTTAATGGATGTATCTGCATTCTGTGAGAAGCACACAACATGACCGTCATTGTTCTTTGTCACGGCCTCCATTACTAGCTTGGCACACCCCGTAGTTTTGCCACTACGATTCCCACCCAATGCCAGCACTTCATTGTAATCCCGTACACCGTCCCGAATCCTTGCCCAGCCATCTAGGTCGAAACCGTGCCTAAGTGGATCCTCCTGTGATGCCCGTATAAGGCCCTCACGTGCCCTGTGAAGCTCTTCAAGGACACTGGGGTCACTCTGCCCTAGGATAAGGATCTCCTCGTCTGTAGGAGCCTCTAAGAGCGGGTGTGGTGTAAATGTTAATTCCATCTATTCATCGGCCTCCGCCCCATCCTCCGTTACCTCAATTACATCCGCTTGCTTTAGCTTTTGGATTCTATCCCTAGCGGCACTCAGCGTATCGTTGAAGTCATCCATTGTATAGACCTGCTTTACATCCACTACATGGGATGCCTCGCCTCTGGCTGTCATTGCTTGCCTTTGGGAGTTTGCTTTAGCAATTGAGATTTCCTTTAGGTCCTTGAACTCTGGCTCGTACCCATTGTCGAGCTTTACTCTTAGGCCATCAATGACATCCTCCTCTAGGGACTCTAGGTTGACGTAACTCCTAGCGGAAAGCTGTCCCCCTAGCTCCCTAAAGGAGTTTGTGTGATCCGAGTAATCCACTAGCACCTGCACAATAGTGCTCCTAGAGATACCGTGCTTGCGGATCATATTCGTCTGCGAGCAACCCAGTGCGTGTAGATACAGTATCTTAGCTACCTTCTCTGGA